CTGATTTAGATGCTCCACAGAATTCAAATCCTGATGATCCTCAATATCCTGGTCCAGGACTTGTTGCACATTTATTGTGGGGTTCAGGTCCAAGTAAAAGGGCAGCGCAAAGAACTATGGAATACGCTGAAGATGTTGTGGAAAGAATTAGAAGAGAAGAAGAGCAAGCGCGTTGGAGTAGCGTTAGCGTACAATTAAAAAAGAAGAAAGAAGAGAAAATGCCATCAAAAGTTGAACGCAGAGTTAATGATGTTAAGTTTGAAATTCGCGAGGGCGAACTAGACACCAATAAAATGACCTTCACAGGTTATGCAGCCGTATTCAATTCACCAAGCGAACCTCTACCTTTCACCGAATATATTATGCCTGGTGCTTTCAAACGTTCATTGAAATCACGTAACGAAATTAAACTTTTCATGAACCACAACACAGATATTGTTCTAGGTTCAACAAGAGCGAAAACCTTAAAACTCACTGAAGATTCAAGAGGCCTATTAGCAGAAGCAGTTCTTCCTGAAACAACTGCCGGAAGAGACCTTTCTGTTTTGATGCAACGTGGAGATGTCAGTTCAATGTCTTTTGGTTTCAGCGTTCCTGCTAAAGGTGATAAGTGGTCAAGTGACGGAATGTCTCGCGAACTTCATCAAATCAGATTGCACGAAGTTTCAATTGTCACAGGTTTCCCAGCCTACGAAGCAACAACAGCAACAGTTCGTTCAATTGATGCTCTAGCAACCAGAACCGGTATGGATGCAGATGTTTTGGCTGATGCTTTAGTTAAATTAGAATCTGGTGAAAACCTTTCTAGCCAACACGCAAACACAATCACAGAAGCCGTAGCAAAATTAAAAGAATCAAATCCTTCAGTTGATGATTTGCTTGCTATTAAAAGAAAGCAACTTGATCTACTATTTAAGACTGTTTGATGAACAGGGAAGAAATAAAGCAAGCAATTCTTAAAGTTGCAGGCAATCCTGAGTCTGGTCCTATTGCAGAATTGGCTGATGCTATGGCTGACGCAATCTGTGATACAAAACCTGAGACTAAGAAATTTGATCCAATTAAAGAGACTCGAATCATTGTTTCCAACGAAACCAGAAATGGTATGCAATAATTAATTAACAGATGTGAGTGCGAGCCACCCATCTTGTTATTTACTGCATTGAGTGAGCCTCAAGCAGATTCACAAAAGTAATGCAGTAAAACCCTACCAAAAAAAGGAAATGCTCAATGTCTGAATACATTAAAGTTCAGCACGAAGCACGTAACAAAGCCTGGCATCAAGCAAAAGAAATTCTTGATCGCGCAGCAGCCGAGAAACGTGATTTAACTGCTGAAGAAAACACTCAATACGCAGCAATCTCATCTGAATTAGATGAACGCGCTCGTGTTATTGAAACCATTCAAAAAGATGAACAACGCGCAGTTGCAGCAGCAGAAGCCATGAAAGGCATGGAAGTTTCAACAGTTGCAGCAGCACAAGCAAAAACAGATGCAGATGTTATCCGTTCAATGGCTCGTGGCGAAGTTCGTTCATTCGAATTTGAAAAACGCGACGTATTAGGAAGTTCAACTGGCGCTCCGGTTCCAACTTCTTTCTACGACAGAGTTGTGATGCTTGCTCGTTATGTTGGTGGACCATTAGAAACATCAACCATCTTGAACACTGCTGGTGGAGAAAATCTTCAAATTCCTTCACAAGCAACTTACTCAAGTGGAACTGTTTTCGGTCAAGCAGCAGCAATTGGCGAAAGCGATCCTACATTTAATTCATTTGTTACTTTGGGTGCATATAAGTACTCATTCTTAACTCAAATCTCACGTGAATTAGTTGAAGACGCTGGCGTGGACATCCTCGGATTTCTTGCTGAGCAAACCGGAAATGCACTCGGCTACTCTGTAAACGATGCATTAACAAACGGAACAGGAACTGTACAACCAAACGGCTTGTTCACAGTTGCAGGTTCAGGTGTTGCAGGAACATCACTATCTCCAACTGCTGATAACTTGATTGACCTCGTTTACTCTGTAGACACTGCAGGTCGTCGTTTACCAGGAGTCGGTTTCATGATGGGTGCAGCACAAATCGCAAACGTTCGCAAATTAAAAGATACTGCTGGCAACTACTTGTTCAGCCCATCTCTATCTGCAGACGCACGCGACTTGCTATTGGGTTATCCAATATTTGAAAACCCAACAGCACCAACAGCAGGATCTGCAAAGAGACCAGTTCTATTCGGTCACTTGCCTTCCTACATTGTTAGACAAGTTGGTGGCATTCGTCTAGATCGCTCAGATGATTATGCTTTCAACACTGACCTAATTACCTTCAGAGCCACTTTCAGAGTTGATGGGAACTTGCCACAAACAAGTCACATCAAATACTTTAAGAGTTCAAACTCCTAAGTAATTAAGTCCCTTAGACCAGAAACCCCGACGGAGCGCAGGCTGTCGGGGTTTCTGCCTTTTGGCGTGTAGGCTTTATTCGTACCTGCGATGTAAGGAAACCTTGCGTGAATAAAAAGCAATCTAATGATAATAAAACAAAAATACTGAATTCTATGCAATCAAAAATCAAAGTTAACAAATCTTTGCCACCAAGAATCACTTGGTATTCAAATGCTCCCTGGGCACCAACCGGTTACGGAAGTCAGTCAGCCCAGGTTCTTAAAAGATTAAAGAAAGATAATTATAAAGTTGCAGCGATTGCCAATTATGGTTTAGAAGCAGCCTCAACTTCTTGGAACACCGAATATGGTGCAATTCCTATTTATCCAAGAGGAATGGATTTATGGTCAAACGATGTGACTGTTGCTCATCATCAAGATTGGCGAAGCAGAGATCGTGAAGCACCAAGTTTATTAATAACTTTGTTTGATGTGTGGGTTTTTAAGGGACCAAAGTGGGCAGAACAAAAGGTGGCCTCTTGGGTTCCAATTGATCATTTGCCTGCACCTGATGACGTTGCACGTTGGTGTGCGCAAGACTTTGTTTCCCCAATTGCTATGAGTAAATTTGGTAAAAAAATGTTAGAGAATAAAGATATTGAATGCTTCTACATTCCTCACGCTTTAGAATCTACTTTCAAGCCAACACTGGAAGTTAAATCAAATTCTAATGAAACCATTCCTGGTAGAGAATTTATGGGAATCTCTGAAGATAAATTTGTGGTTGGAATGAATGCTGCGAATAAAGGCGTAGCACCTATGCGTAAAGCATTCGGTGAAAACATTATTGCTTTCTCAATGTTTGCACAAAACCACGATGATGCTGTTTTGTATTTGCACACTGATCCAACAGGTGGTGGGGGTGGAGTTAACCTGCCTGAGTTATTAAAAGCCGTAGGTTTGAAACCACATCAATACAAATTTGTGGACCCATATTTGTACAGGTCTGCTTTGCCAACTGAAATTGTTGCAGCAACTTACACAGCGATGGATGTATTTTTAGGTGTCTCTATGGGTGAAGGTTTTGGAATTCCAACTTTGGAAGCCCAGGCCTGTGGAACAAGAGTTATTGTGTCCGACTTCGCTGCCTCATCAGAACTTGTGGGTGAGGGTTGGCTAGTTGAAGGACAACCATATTGGGATGCTTCACAGAAAGCATTCTTTACAACTCCCCTTGTTCCTTCGATTGTTGACGCTTTAGAAAAGGCCTATCAAAAGGGCAGGTCGCGTTCACAACAAGCAATTGACTTCGCTAAGTTGTACGACGCTGATCTTGTGTTTGAAAACGACTGGAAGCCTACGCTTAATAAGATTCTCTTCGGATAGGCTTTAAAGGCAAAATAAGGCCAAAATTAGCCACCAAGAGGTAGGAGGAGGAGTAATTTGATACCTGCAATGATAGTCCCGGTTTTAACACGTTATGACTTGTTAGACAGAATGATTAAGTCTATTAACCACCCGGTTAAAGATTTAGTCATTATTGACAATGGTGCAAGGAATACTCATTGGGAACCAACCTGGAATAACTGGATCAGTAAAATCTGGCATCTTGAAATGCCCAGCAATCTTGGGGTGGCTTCTTCCTGGAACCTTGGAATCAAATCTTTACCAATGTCCGAATATTGGTTGGTTAGCAATTTTGATGTTGAGTGGGGTGGCGATTCTTTAAAACTTTTCACAGAGATTTCCGGGGCAAACAAATTAGTGCTTTCAAACGGAAATCCTGAATGGTGTGCTTTCACTGTGGGTTGGAAAGTTATTGACAAGGTTGGTTTATTTGACGAAGCGTTGCATCCAGCATATTTTGAAGATAACGATTTTGAACGCAGAACAAAACAGCACAAAGATTTGATTATTGAGCATTCTTATATTCCGATTGCTCACGATAACTCTTCAACTTTAAAGGCAGGATTTCAAACTCAAAACAATGCAACCTTTAGTGACAATTCTGCTTACTACAATGAAAAGGTAAGTGCTGAAGATTTCTCAAGTGGTGAATGGTCTATTAGAAGAAGAAGACGTAACTCATGGGATTAAGGGTTTACACTGGTGGAACTTTTGATTTGTTTCACGTGGGGCATGTCAATTTATTAAAAAGATGTAAAGAGATAGCCGGTCAAGATGGGCAAGTTATTGTTTCTTTAAACACTGACGAGTTCATAGAAAAATATAAAGGCAAATCACCAGTTATCAAATTTGATGACAGAAGAACAGTTCTTGAATCTTGCCGTTACGTTGATTATGTGATGCCTAACTATGGGGCAGCCGATTCTAAAGAATCTATTGTTTTAGCGCATCGTATTGATGTTGTGGCAATTGGTTCTGATTGGGCTCAAAAGGATTATTACAAGCAGATGAATTTCACTCAGGATTGGTTGGATGAACAAAACATAAGTTTGATTTATATTCCTTACACCAAGGGAATCTCAAGCACTCAAATTAAAAAAATATTGTGACTCAAATCGTTATTGGAACAAGTCCAGGTCGTGAACCTTGGTTGATGGATTGTTTGAACAGTTTACAAAAGCCTTGTTTGATACTAAGAGATTTGAACTACGAACTAGGCAAACTTAAATGGTGTCAAGAAAATCTTAAAAACCCTTTCTTCTTCTTTCAAGATTCTGTGGTCTTTAAATCCACTAGTTGGATAGATGAGGCGTCAGATAAATATTTAAGTGTTTCTCTGAATAGCGATCCGGACTTATATGGCACTTATATGGGGATTTATGATCCAAAGGTTTTAAGGCAGATAGATGTTCCGATACCAAAGTCAAAGGCTGAGGCAATTGAGTTTGAATTGTCTTGGACCAAAAAGTATGTTGATCAGGTTGGTTCTGTAGAGGTTTTATTTCCAGAATTAAAAGATGCTAACGCTCAAGGAATAGAGATGAGGCATGGCAGGGAAAATCTTATTCTTGAGAACGAGTATCTAATTAAATATAAAGGTAACTGGGGACAAAAACCTGCACTAGACTAGAAGCATAGGTTTAGGAGTAGAAATGGCTATTACAAACGGATACGCCTCACTTGTCCAAGTGAAGGCTGCCCTAAGAATTACTGACAGCACAGAAGACTCGTTGCTTGAATTAGCAATCGAGGCTGCCTCAAGAGCAATTGACGGAAACACCAATCGCAACTTTTACAGTGCCGGAACAGCAACAAGATATTTTGCTTCCGAAGATGATTTTGTTTTATTAACTGATGATCTTGCTGGAACTGCTGTAACAATTCAATCTGCAAATAACGCAGACGGAGTTTATGACACAACTTGGGGATTAGAC